ACGAAGTGCGGCAACACCATACAAAGTATCAGATGTAAACAAAGTAGCAAGGTAATCTTGCTTGTACTGTGTTTGTGAGCGGATACCAATTTGCTCAACCAGAACCATAGCGTCCTTGTGACCCATCAAGCAGATACGATCAGTGGTGGAGTTACCAGCACCAGTATCAGCATTGCTAGATGTAAACACAGGGATACCATACAGTTGACCGATTTCACCAGTACGGATTGCATTACCATTACCCACAAAAGCCTGTTCCGTGTAACGGGAAAGACCCATCAACGTATTGCGGCTTGAAGGAGGAATGATAAAGAAACGATTGTCCATAGGAGTATCGTTGTCATCCAAACGTTGAATGGTTCTACGGATAGCGGCATCAGTCAATGCAGAAGCATTAGATGTAGAACTGTTATAAGCAGTAGTACCATCACCGCCAATAAACGCTTTACTCGTGGCAGTAGCAGTTGCGTAGTCGTTAGTACCAACAGTAGCACCATTGAATGCACGACCCAATTGGATCAAGCTGGTGTCTACTTGCTTGGCAAGCGCATAACCCGCATCGGCAGTGTAGAACTGGCGCAAGCTATTCAAGGCTTGTGCTTCAACGATGTCCTCAATGAAACGTGAATATTCAAAGTGCTTGTTAATCAAGACTTGAATTTCTGTCTCAGTATCGGCAATCAGAGTAACGGCAGTAGATGCCGATTTTGCTGTAGCGTTACCACGAGTAGGGGCGGGAATGTGAACAGTGTCACCTTTCTTGCCCTTGAAGTTCATCTTCATTACGATGTTAGCCAAAACAAGATTTTTCTTGTATGCGGCTATGATTTCATCACTCCAAATTTCTGGAATGAACGTTGCTGCGGTGGTTACTGTTACCGCTGGTGTTGGATATGCCATGATTAAATCTCCTAAAACAAATTTTAACGAACCCGTTTTTCTGCGTATGCTTGCATGATTTCATCACTTAAAGCATCGTATCTATTCGGGTCTTGCATTTTCAGCCGAATAAGGTCAGCCCTTCGATATACTTTCTTTGATGATTCACCAGAACCACCTGTATCAACTCCAACAGCCTTTAGAGTTTGCTTGCGTGATACTTCTTCCGCATCACTTACTTGCTTACTCTTTACGCTACGAATTTGCTTATAGGTAGATAGCAATTCATTGGCCGAGTCGTAATCATATCCAGCATCAGCATTCTCAAATATTTTAATGCGAATAGGGCTAGACTTCACCCAATTTGCAAAATCCTGATCTTTGGCAATTTCTCCAAAATCGGGATGTTGATTTGCTAACCTTTGTTGAACTTGTGACCTTTTCAATTCTAGCGTTGCTTGACGCGCAGCCATAATGTCTGGGTGATTATCAACTGTCCTTTGAACTGCCTTCTGTGGATTCTCAAAGAAATCTACTTCAGGCTCTTCCTGTCTAGTCTGTTGTCGTGAACCAAGGTTCTGTTTGATGAGTTCATCGGCTAACTTTCTGACCTCGCCTACTTCTTGTGCTTGACGACCAATCATCAATACCTGATCTTGGTGCATCTTCACAACATCTTCAAGGCTTTTGTTCCTGTAAAGTTCAGGAAGCTCTGAAGTAGGCTTTGCCTTCTGCTCTTCTGCCTCTAACTCGCCCAACTCTTCTTTGTCATTGTCAATCAACATACTTTTTTCCTTTTCCTGCCGTCAATCGGTTGTAGGAGATTCAACTCGGCATAATTGCTTATGAGTTGAGTTTCTGCTCGGCTTTTAACCTATCTAAATGGTTTTTCTCGAACCTTCCATGCGATGATGGAAACGCTCCAGACCACCCTTCTAGCTTAAAAGTTGGCGCAGATAAAATGCGATGAGATTCCTCAAAGCATTCACATACGAAACTTGTTAACTCATAATCAACAAATCTCTCAGTTTTGTGCCCGTTTTTACAGGCAAATTCATACATTCTTCTCATTTAAGTCCTCAAATGCTCTTTCGCTGACTTGTTTCAAGTTCTTCAGCCAAATTAGTATTGAATACTCACCTTTTCTGAATTGTAGACTTTTTTCGTCTGCAATTGTTGAGATATTATTCAAAGGTTCTATCATCTTGTCAACATCTTCCATTAGTTCTCGCCACCCTTGGGTAGCCATCATGGAAAATCTCTCTTCATAATAGGTTTGAAGTTCTGGATTCATTGTTTGGTCATTTGTTTTTCAACAATCTTAGCCTTATTTTTAATATCAGCCTCTTTTAGCATCAATTCAGCAATCTTGACCCGTTTATCAAACTCTCGTGAAGCCAAAGCATCGTCATTAGGAAGGTTCTTGGTGTTAGCCGCCATGCTCTTAGCCTGTAATTCAATAGGCATCAACTGAGCTTCAGTCAAAAACTTCTGAGCCTCTGCTTTATTTTGCTCTGCCTGTGAGGTTTGGACAGCAATCTGTGCTTGTGCTAGTTGCATAGCCAATTGTTGTTGCATTTGCTGTGCTTGTTGGGCTTGTGGATCAGCCTGAGACATCTTATCTAGCATCTCAATCAACTCAAACCTGTTTGACAAGGAAGAATTAGCCATGATGCCCTTCAAAATGATAGGCAAAACAGGTGTATTAGGGCCAAGAGTCTGCAAAAGGGCAATAAACTGCTGTTGCTCATGCTCTCTAGCAATAATACCGAGTGCTGCCGTAGGAATGAACTTCATGTCCACAGTAGGGTAACGCTCTGGATCAAACTGCATATAGCGGTAGGCGGCTTTGGTGATGAAGGGGATCATAAAATCCTCTTGAAAGTTCACCAATGTACGCTTGTATTTCTTAATAATCGAGGCAGTAGCCATTGAAATACCACCCTGACCAGAATCTCTTGCAACGGCAGTAACCATTCCTTGAGAGTCAAGAGTACCTGTTGCCATCAAAAGCATACGTTCAAACTCTTTGGCAGTTGTCAAATTAGAACCATCAGTATTGCCAAACTTAAACGGGAACAGAATCTCATTGGGATTGCCATTTGTCAGGATAGCTTTGCCTGGCTTTACTTCAAACTTAGCACCCCGTGGTAAACGGGTAGCATCCATAGCCATCATTGGGCTAGTTGTCAGAGCAAGTGAATCTAAGTGGCTACGAACTTGGGCATCAATAGCTTTTTGTGAGTTGTAAGCCTTCTCAACAGTACCACGACCCAACAAGCGATTAGGAACTGTATCATCCTGATAGGCAAGAATAGGTCTATCCTTCATCATGTATGGGTTCTTTTCTGCCTTCAAAAGAACACCATCGTTGGCAATTACGACAATAGCCTCAACCAGATCGGAATACTCATCTTGAATACTGTCATCAGGAAACAGGTCTTCTACCTCAGAGCCATCATTCTCAACTTGGTCTAAATATTCTCTAGGAACTAGACCATAGTAGGTCAAAAGTTTAACTTTATCATCTTCGTACTGGGAGACTTCTTGGGTAGGCTCTAAATCCGTATCCATAGAGTCTGTACCGACTTTTACCTTGCGGTAGATACCATCTTCTTGACCTTTTACGATCTTATGGATGGAGACATACTTCTCAATAGCCACACCCATACAGTCATCAATAGATGTTCCATTGGGGTCAAATAAAAAGTTACGGGGATTAACAGGAACAATCTTGACCGCAATTCGGTCTTTTTCTACCACTCCGATAGCGGCTTGCCCAATTTGACCACGTATAGCCTGAGTAGACGGAACAAAGACTTTCTCTGTTTTGACAACAATCTCACCGATACCCGTACCATAAAGTTCAGCAAGTAGCTCAATTTGGTCAATAGACTTGCGAATCTTATCTACTTTAAAGTCTTCCATGAGTTGTGCTTTGATAGCAGCAACATCTAGGGGGCTACCATTGACATCACGAATATCATCTTGAATGTCAAAAAACTCTCCCTGACCAAAGATGGCTTCCATGATCTCGGCATGGCGTGTTTCTACGGCTTGTTGTGTGGCAGGTGTAACGATACGGCTACGCTCAGAGTCTCTTGTCTTGTCTTGGGCATCCCATTCACCATTAAAGATTCTCTCGTACTCTAACCAATCATCAAGACAGTTAACATCTCTCCAATCTCTCCAACGATCACAATGGTTAACAACAAAGTTAACTATTTCCTTGTCGGACTCGGTTGGTTCTTGATATTCCATCTTATACCCCGCTAATAATATCTACTGGTTCCCATTCCTCGGAGTCATCTTCTTCCATATACGAAGTGACAGCAAGTTGGTCAATGTAACTGAGGGAGTCAGGCAAGTCATCATGGACTCCTTGAGCAGGGAACAGGATTAACTGGTCTACAAACTCATCCCAATCTTCTTCCGAATTTAACACAATTCTGCCATGCTCGAACCTACCTTGTAAAGCCCAGATGATTCTGTCTGCTTTTTTTCTATTCCCGTGGGTCAAATCTATGATGTGAGCATAAGTGTTGTTCTTTCGCATCAAGTCCGAAAGATAGGGCAAAACAGCGTTCTTTAGCGCCCCCCTCTCTATACCAACACTCAAAGGGCGGTAGTCCCTGATAGCAATCAATATCTTAGAAGCGGTCTCTCGGATGTCCCAACGCCCATGTTCAATCTTCTCAACAAACCACTTTCCATCGTCTGTAACCTTCACTATCGAGATAGCAGACTCGTCCAGACGCTTCTTAGCATTTGCTGCTTGTTTGGCAACTTCCTCGAATCCCGCTAGGTCAACAGCAATGTAATAGCTTCCATGTTCAGGCTTTACCCCGTATTTGATCCACTCTTCCTTAAAGATGTCAGAACCCGCATTGGTGAACGAAGCCATAAACTCTTGCTTAAAAGCGAAGGAACTCAGGGTCTTTTTAGCGGAATCTATCTCTGCTTGGTCAATCAAGGGGTTATCAGCAGTCGTAAAGTGCCATGACTTCCAATCAGGATCATCTTCTGACTCTCCTAGTTTGAAGGTGTCATAGAACCAATTTCTCCCCTTTGGAGTGCCAATAAAGAGTGCTCTACCCCGTTTATCAGACAAACTCGCTCTTATGACCTGTTCCCATGCTTCAGGTTTTATGTCAGCAACCTCATCGAGAACGGCATAGGTCAAGCTAACGCCACGAAGAGTATCAGGTCTATCAGCACCACGGACGTAGATTCTTGCTCCGTTTATCAGGGTAATGTCTAGATTATTTACATGGGAGGACTGAATAACCTCTCTACCAAGGTCTAGCAGTAAGTCCCAGATAATCTGCCTTGATTGCCCCATAGTTGGACTCACATAAAGAACAGCAGAGCCTTGTGGACACTTGAGTCCTTCAATCAGTAGGGTAACTGCCGCCATACGGGACTTACCGCATCTACGCCCAGCAGCCACAACCTTAAACCTAGTCGTATCTTTAAATACCTCTTGTTGCCAAGGAAGTAAAGAAAAGTTCAGATCAGCCATACTTAGCCTCTACATCTTCAGGTTGTTCAGAGGTGTCAATTATTGTTGGTTCTTGCCCTAAACCAGTGATATTGATGGTTACAGCACTTCTCTGAGACTTGTCTTTCTCAAACAGGCTCACAGGAAGAGTCCTATCAAGACACATCTTCAAAGCTACCAACTGGTGAGGATGCTCATCATTAAGGGCTATCTCAATAACCTTCTGAGCCACATCTTTACCTCCACTCCTAATCATCAGCTCTTTAAGCTCCTTCAGACGTTGATGGTCTGTCTTAGGTAGTACAAGGGGTGGATTGTCAGCAAACCTCTGTATGGTCATCTTGACGCTTCCTTTTGGTCTTCCTCTTCCTCGTTTCAGAGTCGTTTCCATATTACCTTTCATTTAGCTTTTTCAGAATGGGGGCGGGTACACAAATATCTACCAACCCAACCCCCCCCCCCCCATACATCTCACCACCTAGGGTTTCTACCTAAGGGTTTCCACCTACTCGTTTACCCTATCAGGGTTTACCCTTGCCACGTTATGTTAAGTAGTAAAGTACTCTGCTATTTATTATGTTAAGTGGGAAAGAGTGATGCACCTATTCGATGGGACTTGAATCTGTTTAGCATTGTGTTATTCCCTTATGTGTTCTCTTACCTTATCTATTGATTGATCTGAATTGGGGCTGCTAGTTGTTGCGTGGCCTATATTTAAAAAACTCAACGGCATGTCAGGTCTGAAACCCTTGTTGTGCGCCTCCTGGTACACATCCAACACGTTCTCAAAACCACGGCACAAATTACCCTTACCAGCCGCCAATAGAATCATTCGCTGGGGGTTTGTCAGTGTTCGCTGGAAATACTTTGTTGAAGGGTTTGAAGGCCTACCCATGATCTATCCATAAAATAATTTAAATAATTGTACTTTATTAGGGTTTGTCCTAATAGTTTTTTATTTTTTAGGCCATAAAATTACTTTACTTTCAAGTGAAAGTGTCAACTTTAAAAGGTTTCAATATGACAAAAAAGAACTGGTTTGCTACTCTTAGCGAAGCATTAGAAGCTGAGAACTTATCCCATGCATGGCCTTGCACGCCAATTTCATACGGGCAAACTATCGGGTTAACTTATGACGATGGCACAAAACACGGCCATTACATTTCAATTTATAGATGCGAACGGGGTTTGTACGAACGACCAGTTCACTATAAAAGGGGCTAAACCATGAACGACAATCACAAAGATATTGTTGCAGCAATAATCATAGGCTTGTCATTGTGTGCGGGTTTACTTGCATATTTTGATATTTTAGTTAAATAGTTCACTTTTTTTAATAGGCGTATAACATCATGGATAAAATCACACAATCAATAGAATCACTCAATAGGGCTAAAAACGGGGACTCATTAGCCAATTACCAGGCAATTTTGCAAGGGTTTGCCGATAAGGGAATTCCAGCGAATGACATTATTCCCCGTGAAAACGTGTTCACCTATAACGCATGGTTTGCACTCAATAGACAAGTAAGAAAAGGGGAAAAGGGCGTAAAAGTTGTTACATGGATACCCGCTAAAAATAAAGATAGCGAAAACAGTTATATGCTTTGTAGGCGTTCTACTGTATTTCACATTTCACAAACTGATGCTATTCAATAAGGGGCTAAAAATGTTAACAATCACATTACATCAAAAAACCGACAATGACGGATGGCAAACCATAAAATCATTGCCTATTGATAGCTCACAATGGGGTGAAATTGATAGAAGCTGGATTAGTACTCTAATAGAATTGGGTTCTATGGTTATCACAATAGGACACACAATGTATTCTATCGATAAAAACTAGGGTTTGTCTTTATTGCCTGGGGATTGCATTACCTTAAAATTTAGACTGTTAGCCCTTGATCTAGGGGCTAATTGCCTAGCGTTTTGACTAGGGTTTCAACTTTTAAAAGGCTTTCACATGAAATTTTCTATCCAGCGTAAACACATTCGTGCAATGTTGCACCTAGCAGCAAAAAAAGATATTCGCTATTATTTGCAGGGTATCAATATTGTCAGGGACAATCGGGGTACTTATATCGAAGCAACTGATGGTCACATTATGGGCCGTTTGCTTGTCGATGGCATTAGATCAGACACAAAGCAAAATGTTGTTTTGCCTACTGATGCACTATTGAAGCTCAAAGGGACTAAAAAGCAAGGTAACGAATGGTTACATTTTGAGGTCAACGGGTTATCAGTAGAGTGTATTCAGGGTGACTCTACTATTCGATTTTCGGCCCATGATGCAAGGTTTCCCGATACTGATCGAGTGATTCCAATGGGTTTTCCTGATAGTGATTTGAAACCCGCTACTTTTAACCCTGATCTTTTAGTTCGCTTTGTTGACGTATCAGAGGAACTATATGGAAAACGTCAAATTCCAATGATTTTGCAAAGGGGCGATCAATCTTCTATTGCCTGTTTCCCACAAATGGATGATGCGTTTATTGGGGTTATCATGCCAACCCGTGAGTTTTCACCCGCTAAAGTGCCAGCATGGTGCTATTTACCCTCTGTGAAACCCGTAGAAGCCACTGAAACCGCCTAATGCTTAGACTGATAACCCTCTACATGGGGGTTATTGGCCTAGGTGTTTCCCTAGGGTTTAATATTTTTTAAGGTAAACAAAATGCTTGCAATTCATACAAAATACATTCCCGCTTCACAAACTAAAAGCTCACGAATCAAAGCAATTTCAGACAATGGTCAATCTGTCATTGTGTCTTTTAACCATTCATTTGATGGTCATTTAGTGCATTTTGAAGCTGTTAAAGCCCTAGTTATCAAACACAAACTTACATGGGACATTTCAAATATGTGCTACGGGGGTTCAAGTGATGGCAAGGGTTACACGTTTGTTTTCGCTGATTCAAAGGTTTAATTATGCCTAAATACACAATAATTCATGGGTCTATTGCTGCCGTTCAATACGTCACCTTACCCGATGGCGACAAGGTAATTGTCACCGATGCTAGAGATGGCTCAGAGATCGAATTGCCAAAACTGCCATTAGAGGTTCAAGCGGCTGTTAATCGTCAATTTGGCACTATCTTTGCACTGCCATACGATAGCCGACAAGGTTTTATTGATAACTCAATTCCCTTTGATGTAGAGGTGACAGAATGACCTATTACGACAAGGAATTTTCACATTTAGGCGATATTCAAGCAACTTTGCAGCTTAGAAACGAATCAGGGCAAACCCGCTGGATGACCATTTCACCTGAGCAGATCAAGGCAATTTTAGAGATTTTGGACAAAACCGAGGTGACAGCATGAGCCAAATTGAAGCACTCACACAATGCCTGGTGTTGGCCTTAACCGCACCCACTGACCAAAAAGCGCAAATGGCTGCCGAATTAGCGGAACAAATAGCCCACGGGTTAACCAAAAAACAAGTAAACCAGTGCAAACAAGCTGCAATCAAATTATGGGGTGAAGTATGAAAACTTTTCAAATATTTAAAAACGTGTCCTATGAATACTTTATTGAAGCGGAAACATTAGAAGACGCTCAAAATAAGATAATTGAGGAAAACCCTGATTATGAAAGTGAAGAACTAATAGAATGGGTTTTTCTTGATGAACACGATGGGGCAGACTGGAAATATGAGCCAGTTTTGCAAGCAAGCTAAATGATCTATGCTTGCATCGCCTTAATTCTGCGAATACTTGGCGGGAAACGCTAAACCTAAAAGCCCACTTCGGTGGGTTTTTTCTTGTCTCAAGCATACTCACCATTGACCCATGCCAGAAAACGGCTTAAAAGGGGCTTGAATCGCCTCTAGTGGGTATTTCCTCGCTTAGTTTGCGTATGGTTTCATTCAATGCTGCAAGCTCATCCATTTTATAGACGTTCCATAATCTGCGCTGCCCATGGATTCCATTTAAACCGCCCCTGTGACAATCTGCACAAAGTGGCATTGATGTAAACCATTGGCCTTGGTTTATTTCATGGCACTCGCTGGGTGATGATGCTTCACAAATAATGCAAGGCATACCCTTAATTCTAGCAATATGTAATCTCTCGCTAGCGTTGGGTTTAGCCTTGTTTTTGCTTTGCATTATTGGGTTGCTTTAATTTCCATGCGGGCTGAGTATTGTTGGGTTCTCCAAACTTCAATTTTGGCTTGGGCTGCCGTCATAAGCCAGCGATACTTTTCCTCGATCTCTACCGCTTCCCTTATGCCCTCTATTATTTCAATGTATCGAGGATGAGAATAGGCGAATATCTCTTGTTTACCAAGTGTTTCAGTTCCCTTGTGGTTCATTAGTTCGGCTTTACGGGTTTTCCTGTATTCTTCTAAATACATTCTGTCGGCTTTAGCTTTGGCATATAGCGGTGCGGTATCAATTAGGTATTGAATGGCTTTGGTTGGTTCGTTCATGGTTGACCTTTTAATTTAAGACCATGCTCGGCTAGTTTCTCTATTATCTCATTAAGACTTTTTCTGCCCATATTAGGTGTTTTTAATATTCTATTTTGTGTGCAGTTTAATAATTGAGATATTGTGTCAATATCGTCTGCTTTTAAACAATTCCACGTTCTTACAGTTAGATTGAGTTTTTCTAATCCATCAAAAACAATAGACTCAGTTAAAGCCCATTTGTGAATTATTGCATCCCTGCGTTCAAGTACACCCTCTGCAATGTTGTAAGCATCACGGGCTAGGTTATGGGGTAGGTTTTTCAATACTTCTATTGCGATCTGGTCTAGTAGTTCTTCTCTAGTCATGCTTGTCCCCTTGCTCGGATTGCGCTTGCAAGCAAATCAGCATCACATCTGCGATGGTTGGATAAGTCTTTTTTCTGGGCGCGTTCATCACACACCTTTGCACACGCCTCACGTTCTTGTTCTGCTATTAGCTTGGCGAAGCGTAAAAGCCCATCTTCATCAAACTTCAGACCACTTACAGTGTGTTCTATTGCCAACTTAATAATGTCTTCTTTGGTCATGGTTGCCCCTCTACTGCAATAGCTGAACAATCCATGTACCTGTAAAACTCTGCTGAGTTCATCGAAAATATGTAGGCTCTTTGCATTTCTCGGTCTGCCAAGAATAGAAGTTGCCAAGTCATAGCATTTTCATACTCTTTATTGCAGATACATTCCCACATAAAGTACAAATGTTGCGCTGCCATGTAATCAAGATATAGGGTTCTTAAAGCCTTTTTCATACATCCTCCAACTTGTAGTTGAGTTTGTGATTCTGAAACCGCATGGCTGCCTCAATATCTAGCTCTTTGAACTGTTCGTCAGAAAATAGCCCAATGACGTTTCTACCCTCAAACCAAACCTCCCGAATGGACTCGTTATAGGTTGAATCTTCGTCTGATTCATATTCGTAGACGACAGTAACGATCTCGCTACCTGCACCTGTAGTGGTGTTAAATTCCCATGTATTCATAATTTCACTCCTGTTAAAACTGTTAATTTACTCTTGTTTGTTTGTTTTTCTATTGGGATTTACCCTTAGTCCAAACATTCCTTAACGCAAATATCAACACCTGGCAGGGTTGAATAAACCTTCGTAATGTGATGATTGATGATTTGACAATCGTCTTTGTAGACAATGCCGTTCATTCCATCTTCTACACTTTTGAGAATGTTGCTCGAATCTGGTTTCTTGGTTGGCTTCTCTGATCCATTGGCAATGGCTTCTAGGCGCTTTTTAGTGCATGACTTGGGGATTGGCACTCGAATGTAGAGATAAAGGCTAACAGGGGTTTCTAATGGTTCGGAAGCACCCATCGCCTCAATGGCAGCATCTTTGATTAAGGCTTCATAGGTTCTTGTCTTCTCAGGAGTGTATGTACTGACAAAATTACCCCTTTTGACGTACCTTGCCCTTTGTTTGCCAACAGGGTTAGCGTCTACTTTGAATGTAACCATAAATGTCATTTGTTATCCCTCAGTTTGTTCATGCGGTCTCTCAAATCCAAAGTAGCGGACTCTCCTCTGATTCGTTCCAAGTCCACGCACACTCCCTGCCACCAGAGCAATGCTTTGGTTGAGCCAATCGTCAATTTCTTTTGGTTGAATCTGCGTATCCACTCTTGGGCTTCGCAGTTTTTGAAGTGTTCTAATTCTGCTGGTGTCATTTGTAGGCCATTGAAAGTTCATGCACTTTTCCTTAACTGAGCCATTTTCGCCAATACTTCTAGCGGGATGGGAACTGCTTTTTTTGCGTCTTCTGCAATCTTCAGCAAAGCAGGGTCAGGCTCATTACTTCTCGCAACAGTGAGCCTCCCAACGTCATAGGGATTTGGTTTAACGGCTTTTGTGTTGCGTACCCAGTTTCTCCATGTTGCATCCCAATCTAGCTTCACACCTTTCTGACCAGCTTGGGCAACCCAATAATCTTTGAACTGTTCAGCAACCTGACGAACATCTAGGTCTGGTCTTTCCTGAGTAGCCCAATCTCCCATTGATTTACTGAGAAACCAATCTTGGGCGAGGCGTGAGCCACGCTTGTTCTCTTTTATTGGTTTATGGTTAATGGTTACTGGTTCTTGGTTAGGGTTATTTTGGCTTTCATTTGGCAACCCATCAATAACCACTTGGGTTTTCTTTGGTCTACCGCCTAGCTTCCCATTGTTCTTGTTTTTCTCAACTTGCTCTTGATAGTCTTTAATTTCAACTTCAATGCGTTTGTGTGTATACCCTTTTTTGCCTAAAACAAAGAAATCTGCAAGAATATTTCTCAGAAAAGAAACCTCTTCAGAACCCAAACGCAACCGCCTGATAACCACTTGGGTTTCCTCTGGAATGGGTTGTTCATCAAGGTAATACCAATCAATCAACTGGCGGTAAATGCCATGTTCAATGGTTGATAAATGACCTGTATCTTTACGATAATCCGCAATGTTAAATTTGTAATAGTGCATGGCACTTCTCCGCAAATCTCCCAGAAAGAAACTGCGGCAGGAGGGGAGTTCTCTTTTCAGTACGCTCATGACTTCGTACTTAGCCGTGTTTCAAAAAATTATACTAGATAAATTGATTGTTGGTAATTTCATTTGATGGTTGTCTGCCAAGCAATCTTCTAGCCTGAGAGTTCATCACCGCATACTCAGCCTTAGTAAAGATACCTTGGGCATTACGAATGTCAAAGGGATTGAACTTGTCATAAGGCTCATCATTGGCGGCTTTTATGGACTCAATCATGTGGTTTTCTAACGTGTACTTTTGTATCCAAGAACGACCCACTTTAATCTTTTCAACAGTTAATTGTTTCTTACGAATCATTTTCTTGCAAGCAGCAACAATTGATGCTCTTGGGATGCCCGTTAGGTTCTCCATTTCGTATGAAGTTAGTGATCCATTTTGCAGACATTTGATGATTGATTCTTGGGTCATTTGTAAAGGTTCTCCAGGTTGATTTTGCGGTCTAGGTGTATCTCTAATGCTCTACCAAGCAATGCAGTCATAGAAGCGTCTAAGTCCTCTGGGTGGTTAATGTAAGCGTCAGCCATAACCTCGGCAAAACCGAGTAAAGATTTAGCGCAGCTTTGTTCAATTTGTTCAATGTTCATACGCAAATACTAATGTTGTTTTTCTGCAAAACAATAGGGGTTTATCCCTATATAAAAGATTAAAAAGGTATGGCACATTATGGGTGTTGGGCGCTTTCAGGTGCGAAGTCCATCGTGCCAAAAAGTTGCAATGCCATCGAAACTTGTACTCAACTGTGTAATTGCTACTTGCATAAAACAGGGACGAATTGCAAAAACGGACACTTTTAATAATTTAACAGGAGTAAATATGGAAATTACGTTGCGTGACTATTTTGCGGCTAGGGCTATGCCACTCGCCATACAAATAGAAAAAGAAAACACCGAGAAGTGCATCGGAACAAATTGGGTTTGGAATGCAGATGAGGATTACTGCTTTATTGCTGAAATAGCATATAAATTAGCAGATGAAATGCTCAAAGCAAGGGGCAAATATGCCGATTCTTAATGGAAAAAAGGTCATTGACCTAGAAGTAGATGGAGTGGTTAGCGGAGATTACCCAGATTTCTGTGATGCCTACTTTTCGGGTGGATGCTATGAAGATGGGACTGACTTGACAGACGATGAGTTGATTCAACTTGCCAATCTATCTGGTGATGTTCTGTGGGAAATGGCTTTCGAGAGTCTCCACTAATGAAAAGCCTATTCCAAATCTATGTGTCAGAGTTCTCAGACATACACTACTGCCCCTATTGTTTGACAATCAAGGGAGATAAAATAGTTTGCTGCCAAGAAGCAGACTTTATTGAGTTCAAGGATTTATATCCTGAACAACAAAAAGAGATTATTCAACAAGAGTTAGATACAAGGATTTAATCATGGGTGTACATAAAAAGTTAATGGAAGCAAGAATTGCCTTGCAAGCGGCTCCACTTAAAAAGTCAGGCCACAACAAATTTGCAGGGTATCAATACTTTGAGCTTGGAGACTTTCTGCCAACAATCAATCAGATCTTCTACAAGGTTGGTTTGTGCGGTGTAGTGTCATTTGACAAAGAGCTGGCTACTCTGTGTATTACAGACACAGATGATGGCTCACAGATCGTTCTGACAAGCCCTATGGCAGAAGCCAATCTAAAAGGTTGCCATCCAATTCAAAACCTAGGGGCTGTAGAAACGTACACAAGAAGATACCTATGGGTTTCAGCAATGGAAATTGTTGAACACGATGCTCTAGACTCTTCTCCCCCAATGAGAGAAGATAAGGTCATCATTAGCCCAACTCAGGGAGCACAACAGGACATTCCAATCGAGGAATTAAAGTATCTTGAAGAGGTGGCAATAGAATTGATTGCCATGTGTGAGCAAGGTGATCCAAGGGCAGCCTTGGTTAAGTTGGATGAAGAGAACTTAGATAACGAGCAAAAGATCGCTCTATGGACTCTTCTTCCCAGTAAAGTGCGTTCAGCGTTAAAGAAAGCAAAGGAAATGTAATGGAAAAGCGTGACAACTCAGGTGTTCTGTTTAAGAACGATAAGAAGGAATCAGAGAAACATCCTGATTACAAAGGAAATATCACAATCAATGGTCAAGACTTTTGGTTGAGTGCCTGGATCAAAGAAGGCAAAGGCGGTAAGTTCATGGGTTTAGCAGTATCACCCAAAGAAGAGTATCAGCCAAAACAAGCCCCTAAGAAGGCAAGTTTTGACGAGTCTGATTTGCCTTTCTGAGTTAATATAAACCCGAGGGGAGAGCTGTGCAAAGGATTTTCCTAGCTTGCAGACGAGCAGTTTTCCCCTCACCCAATAGGAGTTAATAATGAGTACATTTTTTGATAACATGAATGAGACAGTCGGTAGATTCTTTGGTACGGAGGCGTTTAAACTGGTACGCAAAGAAGACCCTACAACGAGCCATGAGGCGGCTAAAGCAGTTGATACCACCAAGCTAGAAAGAATCGTTTACGAGGCTATCCAGAGCTTCCCAAACGGGTGTATATCGGATGAAGTGTTAGAAGCACTCCCAGACCACCGATATTCCTCTATAACTCCCCGATACAAGGCTCTTTTGCAAAAAGGCTTCATCGAGATTGTAGGAACAAAAGAGGGACGTTCTGGCAGAAATCAGAGGATTATGAGGGCAGCAAAATGATAGAAAAACCACCGCATTCTAAGATTAGTTATCCATCAATTCCCACAGGAATGGGCAAAAATGGCTTTGTGGAATTTAAATGGGAGTCCGGCTCAGATGTGCAGGAGCTTTGGCGCAAGCATGGTTGGACTCCACCTTCAGAGAATATGACTCCACCGCCACCGCAACCAGTTGAAAAATATAAAGAACCTTTTAGGAGAGTTAGGTAAGAAACTCAGTCTTGTTTATGACATTTTAATTTAAGATAAGAACAAAGCAACTTCAGCTTTGCGTCTTTTGACAAGCCCCGCTACCTCTTTACCACCAGCTTTAGTCCACGACATGAAGGCTTCTGCTGCCCCATTCCAATCCTCACGATTAACCTTAATACGAATGGTTGACCTCTGGTAATTGCCTAACCCTGCGTTGTACGCAAAAGATACAACAGAGTCGAATTTGCTTTGATGGTTAACAAGATTAGCAGAAAGTCGAAGAACACCACGTTCAAAACTATTGATGTCAACCTTGAACAGATCGACCAGTTCATCTTTAGACCAAACACGATTGTCTTCCCCTTTAAGTTGGTAGTCAGACCTGATAAGCCCTGTATAACCCTCTTTACGGACGTTTGGGAGGTTTAATTGGTCAGCATACATAGCGTGACCCCATCCAACAGTCCAAATCGCAGCAGAGCACCGATAAGGCTTGTTTCTGTAGCCTTCAAAGAAGTGCATCAAGTCCTCACCAGCCTTGCTGACTTTCATTTCTTAGACCAAGAACGTGAGCCAAACCAAAACCCGATAATTCCTCCAAGCATTGCCATTTCATCGCCAGAGAAAATAATGTCAGTAACTCGGATTAAGTCATCCATGTTGTTGACTAAACTAGGTCTGCTGTAAACATAGTAAGCAATCCATGCGTTAATCGCACATAACTCAAAGATAAAGATGTAAGTGACAATAGGTCTAACAGTACCGACAAAGTTGACAACCCAAGTGCTTGCTTTTTCCATGATCTTCTCATCATGCTTTAGAGCAGCTTCAGTCATCTGGGCATCTGTTTGCATGGCAATCTGGTCTGTACGAATCTCCTCCATTCGCTCTTGAGCCTTAAACCCTTGAGCCATCATCTGTAGTTGTAGTTCTACTTGAACCTTTGCCAAAGCAAGTTCATGCTTTTGGTCATCTTTATTTTGGAAGAATTCTAAGAGTTTTGGTAAGCCAGAAAGCAGCAAACCGCCAAGTGTTGAGAATAGAGATAGCATTACAGTCCAATCTTTCCAAGTAAGAGATTAACAATCTTGTCCGACAAATTGTTAGGGAGAAACTTCAGAAACCCCAAAAAATATTGAGCTACACATCCGTAAACAAATATCTTCAAAGCTAAATCAAATGTTTTTTGATACTCATTCATCGCCCACACTTTACTTTAGCGCACATATCTTGTATCTCAGATATGCCAAATGCAACACCTAACCCAAGTAAAATCAATAAGAAAGCACCAGCAACAATAGCCATCTGCTCTTCTTGTTCCTCTTTCTTTTTCTTAGATTCTTCTTTGGCTTGTCTGGCAGCATGGGCATCTTCTACGTCCATCAACTGAGCACGTTCTTTGATCTTGTTCCAAACGTCTACTTTATTTGCTTGAAAAAACAACATTTGTAGCTCTTTCTCAAACTCACGGGCTTGCTCAAGTGCCATCTCAATCTGTAATGCAGTTCCCATGTTGGAACCACCAGACTTCTTGGCATGAACCATTGCCTTAGTAGCGGTACTTTTGGCATCAAAAAGTTTGCCAATCATAGGCGCAAGAGAGCCTAAGTCTTGAGCTACCTGTGCGGCTTGCTTGACTACCTTGATGGCTGACTGTATGCCAGCTAGAGCTGTCAGAGGGTCTATCATCTCTTATCTACCTTTTGCCATTCAAGGCATACTACTTTGCGGTTGTAAACATCGCCTGTCCATGCCCACCTAACACATCTGTATTCAGTTTTCTCTTTACTAGATACTACCAATGTAAACAATATTGATGACATTAGTAACCATTTCACGGATACGCCCAAAGAATAATGTAGCTACAAAATATGACAAAACAACTGATACAGACTGCCGCAATAATTGCTTCAGCCCAATCAATCATTGTTGATCTTCAGATTGAAATGCGCCTTTAAAACCAAATACTGCGGAAGAACTAAGTGTTGGACTCCATTGGCTTGGGTCGCCCAATAGTTTTAATACTTGATTACGTTCGGCAGTAGGTAATGTAGACAGCAAATCAGCCGCACCTTGAGGAGTCTTCATAGCTTCAGTCAAAGTTTGTAGTGTTTTTGTATTAACAGATTTCTCTAATTCACTAATTACCTTATTTGCTGATGAAGCAAAAACATTTAAATATGATGGTAATCTAATAAATGAAGTTTGTTGTTTTAATAGTTGTGCAAGAGCCGCCTGTCCTGCACTTGCTTGTTCTTTAACAGCTACTTTAGTTAATTGCTTTTGCGCTTCATCACGCAATACAGATAAACTTGAGTCTGCCAATTCAGCAGCAATGTTGTACTTGCCTGGCCCAAGAATTCTCTCGACTTCTTCAGGAGACTCATTCTGAACTAAACGAACAAATCCATCTTTATTTGTTTTCCAAAGTCTAAGTGCCTCACCTGATAATTTACGTTCGGCAATTTTTTCCATGCCTTTTGTGTAATCTGCAAGATATTGACGATAACCTACGCCACCAGCTTCTTCAATTGCGTCAACAATAAGAGGTCTAATATTTCCTAAAACTTTAGATGCAAGATTTCTTTGTGATGTTGCGTCAATGCCTGGTCGTAGTTTTTGTATAGCCGCATTTACGGAATTTTTGCGAATAGCATCCAAAGCAACAATATCTACAATTCCACCACTATTTGTCCATTTAGCAATATCATCGGCAACATTTTTAACAACACCAACTAATACATCATCACCAGCAAATTTGGGATTGTTGGCAATAGAAGAAATCCTTTGTGATAAAGCTAAACCTTCAACTGGTTTAATGCCAACAGATCGCAAAGCATCAGCAGCACCTTGTGCAAAACGAGCACCTTGACCTAAATCTAAAGAAGCATCTGCCGCCTTAGAAGCCCAATTGTCAGCCATCTGAGCAAGATCACCCTTATAGGTATATCTTGTAAATCCAACAGGAATTCCTTTCTTGATTAACTCAAGACGACCTGCCGCTTCTGCCAAGTCTCCAGCCTCAATCAATCTACGAACATCGGCAACTTTAGCCGCAGCTTCAGCACTCAATGCTCCCGCCTTTGCTTCATATTCAGCAACAGCTTTACCAAGGTTTGCACGATTCAATGAAGTTTCTCTTGCTGGAGTCGTAATGGCATTCAAAGCATCCTTTGCTTTTTCTGCAACAGAACGAACTTCAGCCGCACTTTCACCACCCGCTAATTTAGACAAAGCCTTCAAAGAATCTTCTTCATTAAACAACTTAACTTTTCGCAAGAATTGTGGGTCTTGTTGCAGTGCATCATCAATCAATGCTTGCCACTTTGGATTGTTAACAGATGCAGTTATTTCAGCAACACTAGCATTGGGTGGCGCACTTCTTAATGCTGCTAAAACTTCTGGGAGGTCTTTTCCAAGAGACAATTGAGCCAAAGATGCTGCTTTTTGAGCAGGAGCATTAAATACGTCTATTGCTTTACCAATACCTTTAGAAATTATTGGGGCAACAACACGACCACCAGCCTCATAAGTTGCACCTTCAAGCACGTTCTTAACAGGTTGTGTTTGGGCTTCTTCTGGTGTCATTCCACCAAGGTAAATATCACCTAGTTTTAAAGCCTCTTTAGCCATACCATAGCCTAAACCTGCACCGCCAACAATTCCTGCTGGGCCTAATGGTGTGCCTAGTAAACCTCCACCAACAGCACCCATTGCCTCAACTGTGGGGGCAACTACTGGTTTAGCAATGTTGCGATATAGCAACTGGCTTAAACTTAAATTAGGTTGATTCTTTGCCGCAGGAGTAGGCTTACCATAGCCAGGTATTTGTTCTAACAATGGTGCAGGATAACGAGCCGCTAAACGAGCAGTTTCATCAGACTCTTGAGGCTTTAAACCTAAGTATTTATTGGGATCAAACTCTGTAGTTTTGCCAAGGTATGCGTCAGGGTCAAAATCAGCCATGTTACTTAGCTCCTAAACGATTCTTGATTTGTGCAGAGCGAGGATCATTAGGATTTTTATTTGCCCAATCCATTGCGTCCTGATCTTCTTTACTTAAAGTCTTTTTAGGTTGTTCTGTTTTAAAAGCGTATGTCATGTCATAGGCTTCTCTAAGTCGAGTCTTAGAGCCTTGAATATCGCCAATAGCTTGGTCAAGAGCCGCCTTAACGTCTTTAGCATCTTGTTTACGATCAATGGCAGCAAAAGAAGCAGTAAGTTGTTTGCCCTCTTGATTAGACACATTACCCAATGCACCACCAGTTTTGGAGGCATCACGCAAGTCTTGCAATGCTTGGAAACCACCTTTAGCAACAATCTTATCGTAGAGGGCTTGAGCCGCACGACCATTTGCCGTTAGACCAGGCAATCTACCTGCGGCAAAACCTGTGATTTCTGAGAGACCAAGACTATCTCTTAGTTTCTCAATGTCTTTAACAAATGAGTCAGCCTTGCTTTCAAAACTATTGATAGCAGAAGTTGCCTGTGGATATGCCGCTTCACGCTTTTGCTTTTCTTTTGGAGTTAGCAATTCTGCATTAGCCGCTTCTTTCAAAGAAATAGCTAGTTGTGCAATATCTCTTCGAGCATCAGTCTGCATCTGGGCAACTTGAATACGAGTAGCACCTGCTTGTTCTGCCGCATCAATTCTCGCTTGTGCAGCTATTTTGGCAGCTTCGATTTTGGCTTCATTTGCCGCTGTAGAAGTGTCTGTTCTTGCTTGTGTAGCTTCTTTTCTGCTTTGAGCCGCTGTTAAAGCCGCCAAAACCTTTTCTGGTGGGCCGTATTTGGTTAGAACGCCAATAACTTGATCTTGAGTTGCATCAGAGCCAAGTTTAGACAACTCAGAACGCAAGTCTTGTTCTTGTTTGATAGACAATTGAGTCTTAGCTGCAGTAGCCAAGGATGACTGTTCTGCTGCCCGTCTTTGTTGTGTTTGAGCCATCTCACCTTGTGCTTGACGAGCATATTGAGCCAAAGCCATAGCACCTTGTTGATCTCCAGCTTGTGCCAACATCTGAGCACCTTTTAGGATTGACTCAGGATTAGTCTGATCTATTTGTTTAGCAATAGCATTTCTAGCACTAATCATTTGTAATTGTGGGTCTTCTATGCCCATAGCACCCGCAAAGCCACGACCTAGCTGACCCACACTAGCCTGTAATCCCGCTTGAGCCGCAGCACCAGGCGATAGCTGTGCCAGTGCTATTCCACGATTTAAATCTTGGTTATATTGTTGGTTTTGATACATTTGTGGAGTCAAACCAAATAGACCCGCTACTATATTTTCTGCCATGATGAGTCCTTATAAATATAAGCCAAGGTCTACATTGCCATAAGCCAAACCAGTTCCAAAGCCTGATGCGCCTGGTGCAGTTTGACTAAATGCTGATTGCAATCCACCGTTAAACAAACCACTCAATGCTTGACCAAACTGAGCATTAGGGTTTCCTGCTGCTATTAAACTTTGAGCCGCTAAGTTTCTAGTTGCATCAGCTTTTGTTGCCAACTCAGTGCTGTATTTAGCACCTTCTAAACCAAATTGCCCAATTTTTGCGCCTGCTGCGCCAGTCTTTTCTGCAAGACCGGTACTCATTGTGAATGGTTGTTGAGCCAAAGTTTCAAGGTTTTTAATTTCACCCAAAGCAGTTGTATAAGGAGCATATGCGGCTTGTTGACCAGAATAATAGTTGCCCATAGCTGTAGAACCCCGATCAAGCAACCCCGCACCAAACAACACATCTTTTTGACCCAATTGTTGAGCATTAGCCGCCAATTGAGCTTCTTGCGTAGCCCGAGCGTTGTACAGAGCTTGCAATTCAGGAGTAGTAGCACCCAAAGTGCCGCCTTGAGCAACAGAGAGACCACCACGGCCTTGTTGTTGCAGTTTGTTTTGCAGAGTAGCTAGTTCTAACTCTCTGCCTGGTTGCAACAAAGCCATCTGTTGATTCAGATAGTTTTGTGCCACAGATTGTGGAGATTGAGCAATATACTGATTGCCTAAACTAAACAAACTCTGTGCGCCAGTTTGAAGTGGTGCAAACTGACCTTGTGCGGCTTCTGCTTGTGTAATCCCTTGATCTGCCAATTTAACAAATCTGTCTTGCGCTGCTTTAGCTTCAGGACTTAGTGTGTAACCTGCGCTTGTTAATTGACCTGTAACTGGATCAGTTTGGAACTGTGAAGAACCAAACCTAGTCGTCATGCCAATAGGTTTAAATTGAGCCGCTTGTTTAGCAGCAGCAGTTTCAGCGTCAATCTTTGCTTGTGCTTGTTGAGCTGCTTCTTTTGATTGCTGCATCTGAAGCAAATTGCCTGCTGTACCAAGTCCACCAGAAATTAAGCCTCCAAGCGTACTAGTACCAGTTCCTCCAGTAATAGCTCCAGTAACTAAATTTGTACCAATACCCGTTAAAAGACCTGTACCTGTACCCGCAGTAGTTGTAGCCGCAGTAGTAGCCGCAGTTGTTGTAGCTGCAGTAGTTGTTCCCGCAGCAGCGGCAGCAGCCGCAGCAGCAGCGGCATCAGCCGCGATCTTTGCAGTCGCAAGGTCTGCAGCCGCTTTAGCCGCTACTGCATCTGCTGCAGCTTTTGTAGCCGCATCTGCAGTAGCC